TTTCTTTTCTTTTGTTTCCATAATATAATATAATATAATAATTAAAAAAGATCCTGCCTAAGCAGGACCTTTATTACTTGTTTTTAAGCGTAAGTAACTTCACTCGCATTTTTACTCATACCAGAAGCAATCATTCCTGATCCTCCACCAATTGTACCAATTGCATTTTCTAGCAATTGAGCATCTACTTGAGTAAAGTGAGTATCTGTATCACCTACGATCCAACCGTAAGGTATTATTGTAGTCACATTGGTAACGTTACCTAAGTGAGTTACTATAATTTTACCTAGAGCACCTCCAGTTTGTAATTTAATATCAGCTACACCTTCTGCAGACAATATATCAAATTGAGGTACACCGCTAGATATACCCGGTTTTGTTATTTTTACATATCCCATTTTCTTATTTTTTAAATGTTAATAATTATATAGTTGACTTGAATAACACGAAGTTATTAGCCGCTTGAGTTACTAAACATCTTTCAGATAAGAAATGAACTTCCATAGCATCAAGAGATGAAGTATAAGCACCACCTACAGAACCTGTAATCCAGTTTTTATATCTTCTATCATCAGATTGAGAAGCTCTATATCTTACGTGTAAGAAAGGACGTCTGATATTAGATCCTAACATTTGATCATAAACAGTTGTAGTACCAGCCGGAACCATGATACCATCGATATCTTCGGTTAATCCTCTAGTAGTAGCATCGTTTAAGTATTTCCAGTCAGTCTTGTAGAAGTCATAAGAACCTCTTCTGAATCCTGAAAATCCAAAGTTAAGTGCCATTTCTGATTCATTATCAAATAAACCATAAGAAGCAGCTTGTGTACCGGAGTAACCTCCGCCAGCCATAGCAGCAATCATATCATCAAAATCAAGAGCAGTAGCTCTGTTTAAGAATAACATGTTTTCTTCAATAGCACCTTGCTTATCTAATTGTTGTAGGATAGCATCAAAATCTCCTAATGCACCAGCTCCAGGAGCAGCAGCACCAGCAAAATTTTGCCATACATTTCCTCTTGTTTCTACAGCATCAAACAAACCTTCAGTTCCTATTGGAGCAACTCCAGTAGTACCAGCGTCATTTAATGTAAACTGAGTATCAGCAAAACTAGTAGCATAATTAGCATCAGCGACACCAGATCCAGCAACAGCTTTTACACCTTCAACGCAAGTCATTTCTAAGTAATCTTCAAATCTTAGTCTAGTCTCAGACTCAGCTTTCAGATACCATAAGTATCCAGAAGTACCGTCTTCAGTAGCAACTTCGATCCAACCTATTTGAGCAGCATCAGAACCTGATACTTCAAACTTATCTTTTATGATAACTGGGTTGTTTGAAAATGTAGAAACTTGTGGCTCAATAGATCCAACCATTTGGCTAGTTCCTTTTGCAAATTCTGAACCGTAAACAAACATTTTAATTCCAGTGGTACCTAAACCAGCTGCAGTTAAACTAGCAGCCACATAAGGAACAGCAGTAATAGCTAAACCAGTAACATCTACAACTAACGCTTTTACAGTAGTAAAGCCATCAGCAACCACAACAGTTTGGTTTAATCTTACAGCTTGGTTACCTGTTATAGTTAAAACATCATTAGCTCTAGTTACACCTTCATAAGCAATGTGTAATCTATTTTGCTCAGACCAAATTACTTGATCAGATGTCATAGGCATTTCAGCGCCTACCATTCTCAAGAAAGCAGATAAAGTTCTGTTTCCGTATCTTTCTACTTCTGCTTCGTAAAGCTCAGGTAGATATTGTTGTGTCCATGTCGAAAAATTTGCATCGTGAAAATTAATGTAATTGCTCACTACAGCTTGTTGATTCGGCATAGGGACGATTGATGCTGGAAAAGCTCCAGCAGGAGAATTGTCTAAAAATCCCATTTTTTTATATTTTAGTTTTAAGTTTTATTTTTTATGTTTTATTTTTAACTTAGAACTTGTGTCACCAGAAATAGCTCTTACTTTTAAACCACCTATAAATATGTCACCAGGAACTTCGTTTCTAGCTTCAGCACTTATATTTTTTGATTTAGCAGTAATATCTTTCACAGCATCACTTTTACCTTGCTCATAAAAATGAGAAGCAATTGTGTCTATGTTTCTAGCACCGTATATAGCTTTGTGGTATGCACCTTGATCTCTAACTGTACCATCTTCATTTAAGAACTTCTTAACAAATGTTGTTAGATCAGATTGCGCCTCAGCAACTTCACTTGGATCTTTAACACCATATCTAAATTTCTTATCACCGACTTTGAAATCAAAACCTTTGAAATCATCAGCAAAATATTCTTTAGTTTGGTCTTTAAAGCTTTCGTGACTTTGCTTTGCTACCTCCTGTTCTTTGTTGTATCTATTGAAAAAGTCCGTAGCTTTTTGTTGGTCTTGAGTAGTACCAGGTCTCAACTTGATTTCCTCGTAATACTTCTTTTTCGTTTCCTCCAAAAAGTTTTTGGCCTTTGCAATTTCTTCTTTATAAGCGAGTTTCTTTTTCTTTACTTCTCGCTCAGTTTCCTCTTCTTCGTCAAATAGGAACTTGTCTTCTAATACGAATTCAACTTCTTCTCTATCTAAGTGAGGTTTAGTTTGTTTGTAATACTCTCTGAGTAATACATCTTCTGATACAGAATCATAATCAGCATTAAGTCTTGTATAGTCTTCAATAGTACCACCAGTATCTTCCATAAAAGAAACTAATTTCTCTATATTCTCTGGTAATTGTATATTGTTTTCTTTAGCTTCTACTATTTTTTCAACAACTTCTTTTTTAACTTCAGGTTCTTCATTTGTTATTTCTTGTATAACAGTTACTTCTTCTTCAGTTACTTCAGGTTTTGTTTCTTCTTTAGCTTCTACTACTTCTTCTATTTTTTCAACTTTATCTAATACTGGTTGTTCTTTCTTTTCAGGTTCTTTTGTTGTTTCTTCTTTTTTAGTAAAATCAACTTTGTTTGGTTTTGGTGCTTCTGTGAACTTTTTAGGTTTTTTCTTTATTTTAAAATCCCCTTGTTCTAAAGCGCCATCAGGTGTTTCTTTTATTTCTTCTGACATAATATAATATAATAGTTATTTAAATTAACCCATCCCAAAAGGGTTGAGCATTGGCATAGGCTCTTCACTAGGTGTTGGCTGATCTTTTTCAGTTGCACTTGTTTCAAAGCTTGTTGGTAATAAATCATTTTGTCTTTGATCTATTAATTGAGATTGTTGTGTACCTTCAATCCTAACTCGTTCGTCTTTTCTGTTTTCAATTTCACTTTCTCTAACAGATATTCTATCAACATCCATTTGCTTTAATTGAGTGTCGAATCCAAATTGCTTTTCCATTATCATTATCTTAACTTCAGCAAGTTGTCTTTCTTTCTCAATATCAAACTGTACTTTAGCTTGTTCAAACTGAACTTTTTGTTCTGTAAGAATTTGTTGCTTTTGAGTTTCAGCTAGTGCTTGTTGTTCAGCTGCTTTACCTTGTGCTGCAGCTTGTTCTTGTATTTGCTGTAGTTTGAAAGCTTGTTCAGACTGCTGTTTCTGCTGTCTCTTTTGTTTAAGCAGTTGATTAGCTAATGTTAAGTTCTTAACTTCTCTAATGTCTATAGCATCTTCTAAATCAATACCACCTGTTTTAAGTGCTATTTGTATATTGTTTTCTAATTGAGCTTTTTCTTCATCATCCGGTTCTAAGTCTAGAAATATACCAAAATCATATATATTTTTATCTGACAACTCTTGCAATGTAGAAACATTAAATTTAGTTAAACTAGTTTGTAAAGCTTCTCTGGTTAAAGGAAACATTAAAGCATCACCTATTCTTAATGATATATTTTCACAGTTCCTTAAAGTTAAAAATAAACTAGCTTGCAGTATATGTCTAGTTGCTGTATTTGAATTAGCTGCTGCTATTTTCTGTAAGCCAACTAATGAGTTTTTATCAGGACTACTAGCATCTCTAGCTTCATTTAATCCCGTTACATCTCTAATTAATTGTAAGTAGTACTGGTAAGTTTGTATAAGACTTTGTATCTTAGCTCCGCCTGATCCAGTTTGTAATTCTTGTATTGGAACTTTACCTGGATTCATATCACCATCTTGAGTAAAAGATCTACCTACAATAGAACCAGTTTGAAAATACATGTTTAAAGCTTCTTGTGGATTGTATGTAGTTCCATTACCTAAATCAACTTCAGCTAGTCCATCAACATCCATGTAAACACCATCAGGCACAACTCTTGATAATACTTGTTGTAGTTTAAGATGTGTGAGCTGTATCATGTCAGCAAAACCAGTAACTCTATTTACTAATGAATCAATACGGCCTTTATACATTCTAGGCGCGCATATGCTATAGTTCATGTTTACTTTAGTAGTATTAGCTGTTGGTCTAGTCATATTACTAGCCATTTCCCACCTTAGTAGCTTAGGATGTCCTAAAATTTTAACGCCTGTATATAATACTTCTATTGATCTAAATGCTTTTGTAAAATTAACCTCTTCAGGTGGATTAAAAGAATCTGTTTTTTCTAATGCTTTTTCTAAGCCATTAGGAGTTTCTTTTATTTTAAATACCTGATTAGTAAATGTTTTATATTCAAAATAAACTAATTGTATTCTATCGTCGTCGTATCTACCGTTACTGTTATTTCTATAGTTAGAATTACCTGGATATTTATCTATTTCCTTTAATTCTTCCGGTGTTAAGTTTGGAAACTGCTTTTTAAGTTCAGCCATACTAACTCCTTTAACCTCGCCTACGTACCATATATCTTCAAAGTTTGGATCTTCAGTATATGAATAAACTAAATTAACAGGATCAACATAATCAACAACAACGCCTTCTTGTAGATTAAAACTAGTTTTTGAACAAGCTATTCCTAAGACAGTTAAATCGTAGTTTAATCTTCTTCTAATTAAATCATATTTGTTGTAGTCTAAGACGTAGTTAATGCCTTCCTCTTGAGCTATCTCAATACCTTGCTTATAGTTTAATTGCATATAAACAGAAACTTCATCAGGATTTGTAGGCATATTAGATTTACCTCCACCAGAAGAAACATCTAAGCCTAACTGAGCTTTAGCTTTAGCAATATATTCTCTAGCATATATATCTTTCATTAAACCTTGAACATAAGCTGTTCTTTTACCAGTAGAACTAGGATCTTGTGAATATGCTTTTATATCGTAATTTCTTTGAGACATACCATTAACAACTATATCTACAAATTTAGATATAATAGGTATTGGTGTCCAGTCTAAGTTTAAATAAGATAGATCACCATTTATAGATAACTCGTCTTTGTACTTCTGCACAGATTGTTCTCCTCTAGCGTATAATCTTAATTGATGGAAATTGTTGTAGTTTGTAGCGAATCTATATCCGTTAGCACCAGCTCTAGTTCCAGAGAACCATTCACCTTCAATAGCTTGACCTACTTTTAATCCATAGTCATAAGACGCTTTAACTGCATCAGGTACTACCTGATCCGGAAATGAACTTCCATAACTAGTTTCTATCATTTATTTTGAATTTTTGAAACAACACCATCATTATCGTATTTTTTAAAACTTAAATTAAGAGGTTGTTTGTTTTTAATTGCATTAGGTCTATAGTTATTTTTATTACAAGCCATAATAGCTAAACCAGAGCTTATAGTAGCATCGTGTTTAGTTCTATTGTTTATATTAAATTTAGACCAATCTTGTAATGTGCTTTGATGATACATATC